ATAGCGTACATGGCTAGGGTATCCAACCCATCCAACCAATCTAACACACAAACCTCTCCAAGGCTCATTAGGTATCTAATCAAGCATAAGCATTGGTCACCATTTGAAATGGTAAATATGTGTGTAGAAATAGAAACAACCCGTAGTATCGCAGCTCAGATACTTAGACATCGTTCCTTTAGCTTTCAAGAGTTCAGTCAAAGGTACGCAGAGGCTTCCCAACTGGGTAAACCCGTAGTCCCTGAACTCCGTTTACAAGATACTAAGAACCGACAGAACAGTATTGAGGTAGAAGAAGAAGATCTATTCCTTAAACAACGTGTTGATTACCTTTATAAACACGCTCAACAGGTCTACCAAGCCCTTCTAGAGGCTGGAGTAGCTAAAGAGTGCGCCAGAGACGTTCTACCGCTCTCAACGCCTACAAAATTGTACATGAACGGCACTCTCCGCTCTTGGCTGCACTATTGTGACCTCCGTTGCGCTAATGGTACGCAAAAAGAACACAAACAGATAGCCGATCAGGTAAAGGAGCTGGTTGCCGTCCAGTTTCCTGCCGTTTACGCGGCTATGTGGTCAAATGTGTAACCTTTTCCTTAATATGTGCATCGTTGGACTGGTTCAAACCGGTCCTTCGACGTACTTTTTACAGACGTTAACAGATTCAGGCGTCATTAAAACGTTTATTGTGTATGAAAACGATTATTGTCATCCTTCTGAGTATGTTTGTGGTCGTAGAAGCGGCTCACTTGAATTATCACGCTCAAAACCCGTCAAAATTTGACAAAAATTTCTGAAGCCTATATCATATTACGAAACGTTAACATTCCCCCCGGGGGGTATCAGAAATGCTGATGGGTACCGCCGCTCGGCTTCGCCTCGCTTCCTTTGCCCTGTGCTATGCTGTGTGATCACGGCGAACCAAGGGAGCGAGCGAAGCGAGCGGCAGCAGCTGTCGATACGATTACGTATCAATAGCGCAGCGCATCTGTGCGCCGGTTGAGCGCCAGTAAACAGACTGTCCACTACATGCTGACAACAGCTCGAAGCTGTGCCATACTACGTATGTTGCTGAGAGACACACGATGACACCACGCCAGAAGCTGAAGGATGTAACCTTTACGATTCATGACAAGCCGATGCAACACCTGTTGTGGTGTGATAAGCTAGGCAAAGGCAAGCGACACAAAGCAGCCAAGATCAACGGTGTGCTAGTGGGTGAACCGACTGTCTTCCATGAGTTGTGACACCTGAGCTAGTGTCCACCATCTTCCCCAAACGCTCCCAACATGTGCCATACTAAGAGCATGAACAACGAACCCACCATCTCCGACGATTACCTGGATTGGCTGTTTGAGCAGTCACTCACCGAGTGGGAGGCTGAGATGAACGAAGAACCACTCTTCGAACTGTCCACTGACGCTTGACTTTCCCTCGATTCTCTGCCATACTACTTACATGCTCAACCGTTCCCACCTCATCTCTGCTCTCTATCACGAGTATCAGTTTCTGTGCCATGACGACTTCGATCCTGACGTTGACGCTACGCCTGACGAGTATCTAGCAATGCTTCAGCAACTCTCAGACGACGATCTCATGTCTGAGCTTGACAGTGACGATGCCGACGAGTTCATCACCACCTGGCTGTAAGTTACACTGAGGCTAGTTAGCCTCTCTGTAGCTCTCTTAGCTACTCACTAACACATTCACAATTCGCTTCATGTTCTTCAACAACTTCCGCTCTTCCAACGCTATCGACAACATCTCTGTGTCACCTATTCTTGGCGTTGTGCTTGTTGAGTATGCAAACGGTTACGCTTACGAGTACACCAACGTTAGCCGTCGTGCTATCTTCAACCTGATGACTCAACCTAACATCTCGCTGGGTTTCTGGGTTAACGCTAACTGTGTTGAGCCTAAGCGTGTTGTTTGTCAGGATCTCAACTACTACACCAGCGAAGGTAAAGTGTCCTTCGCCTGATAGTTACACTGAGGGAATACGTTCCCTCTCTGTAGCTTTCACAGCTACGTTCACTAACACTTAACACATTCACATCATGTTCTTCCAAGCTGACAACCTGCAGTCCTCCGCTATCCGTAGCCTGAAGCTCAACGTTGCAACTAACCAAGCACTCGTTGAGTATGTCAACAACGCCAAATCGTTCCTGTATGAGAACGTTAACGGCGAAGCAATTACTGACTTCCTGTTTGGTGAGATTGAGTCTGCTGGTAAGTTTGTCAATGCATACTGCAAAGGCAATCAATACACCGTCGTTGGCTGATTAGCTGTAGATTATACTAAAGCCTTCGGGCTTTTCTATAGTCCTCAGCGGCTATTGTTGTTCACCCTTTTTCACATTCAACATGACTGCTACTGTTTCTCCTGAATTCATCTCTGTTCGTGATGCTTTCGCTCTGTGGTATGATGCACTCGATACCGATAAGCAAGAGCTTGTCGATAGCATCTCCGAGCGTACCTATTACATCACCGAAGAGCAAGAGTATGATGACTTCATTGCACTGCTCGACGAAGAGTTTGGTATTCAATGCGCGATGGACTTCGAAGACAAGTTCGAAGCAGAGTTCGCTGGCTACGGTGACTCTCAGCTCGCAGAGTATGCTGAGAATATGGTAACTGAAGGCTACGATATGTCTCGTCTTCCTGACTTCATCACCAATCACATTGACTGGGAAGCTGTCTGGAACTGTGAGCTTCGTTACGATTACTCTGAGGTTCAATTCAACGAGAATACCTACCTCTTCCGCAACTACTGAGTTAGCTATACTTAGCAGCTCAACATCGGGTCACTATCTTACCCTAACCACATTCACACCCTACATTTCAAGGACGCAGCAATGCTTTCACCCACTGTCAGTTACACCTTCTTCCTCAAAGATGCTTACATGTTTTATTGTAAGCATGATGACACCATGAACTTTATTCATGATGATGAATCACGTCTTGAGGTTGGAGGTATCAGCGTTGACCAGATGTTCAATACCATTGGCAATGCTATCTGCGCCAAAGATAACATTCTTGATGAGATCACGTCGCTCAAACCTCACCAAATTGAGCGTACTCAAGAGATGATCAACAACCTGCAATCCTTCCTCGATAAGCACAACAACAACGACTGATTACAATGCCTGAATCTAACATCATCCTTGCAGTTATTGGCTGCGTAGGTTTACTGTCTACGCTTGCTGTTTACTCCCGTGCGAACAATGCTAACTCCTCCTATGAGAAGCGACTGCTACGACAGCGAAACGTTGTCGATGTGGCATCTTCGGATGAGTGATTGTCTACGTGCAATGGATGCACCGTGGCAATCTACCATAAACAAATCTAATCATGGGTACGCCCATTGGTTTAGAATCTACCTGCAATACGTTGAAGCACTAAATGACTAGAACTCGTGAGTGGCTGCTACTTAATGCAGTCGAATGTTGGCTCCATCACTATAGCTCTCCCCCTTCAGAAACCGTCGAACAGTATAAGAAACTGCGTGATGAGTTTCATGACACATTCATGGCAAGCATACAAATCAAGGACGCAGAACCTGAACCTGATCCACCAAAACGTACAACTCGCAAGCGCACCAATGCAAACAAAGCAACCAAAGCTGTATGAAGTAACACTAAGTTCAGGTACTATGCATCTGCTAGCACCCGACTCTGAGTCTGCCGCATGGATGGCTCTAGAGTTGTCCCATGAACGCAACGATGAACTAATCAACGTGAGACAAGCCGATGAGTGGTAAACCGTACTATCCGAATAACTGGGAAGCATACAAAGACGCACCCGACGATGCTTTCGAGAGTCACACATTTGAAGAGATCATGTCATGGAAAGTTGCAGGCTGGGAGCTACCATCCTCTGTCTGCTGCATTATCCGTGCTGAGAACAAAGGTAAGGTAAAAGAGTTCGTATATCAAAAGCAACACGCTGCTGAGAACAAAGTCAAAAGTCTCATGGCTGAGGGTGCAGAGTTCACCGTTTGTACTGATTCAGCTATTCACTTTATTTCACCCGATTCTACCGATGTCATTGATTACGATTGACCAGTATTACGAGCTAGCTGAGGATTACCCTGAGCTGGCTCAATGCATCCACATTCACGACGACGAGGAGGATCTTATTGCTGACACAAGCGGAGATTGATGAGCAGATCAAATTTGAGAGAGAAGCTATCGCTCATGGTCTGCACAAACTTCACAAGAACACACAAGCTTTAGAGAACAAAAGCTATGCATCTGCCACAGTGTACGGTGCATCTTCTATCGAAGTTCTCTTACCAAAAGTTGTAGAGTACATTGAAAAGACTAGGCTTATTAAGTTAAGCTGTGGTCATGGTCACTTGTACGACATCATTACAACTTATCTACCACAACTTGAAACATTAGCATCTGCTACAATATCTCTCAAGGTCACGTTTGATAAAGTATTCTCATACAAAGATAAAGCCAACCAGGCTCAAAATGTATGCGATGCTATCGGCCGTGCTATCGAAGATGAGTGTCAGATGCGCTTCTACGAACGTACAGCACCTGGATTACTACATCACCTCAAAACAAAGTACTGGCACAAATCCAGCGGCACACAACAGAAACTCACTGTCATCCAGACACTCTGGAACCGAAAAGATCTTGAGAAATGGGATTGCTGGGGACGTGCAAATCGCGTTAGAGTTGGAGCATGGCTGCTTGATTGCATCATGCAAACTAGCGGGTGGTTCGAGCAGCTCAATGTACGAGAGGGTACCAAGACTCTCCAGTACATTGTACCAACCGCAGCGTTCATGGATATCAAGGACGCACTAATGCGTGAGGCGGAGCTGTTCTGCCCGCTTGCATGGCCAATGCTTATACCTCCGAATGATTGGAGCAATGAGCAGCCAGGTGGATACCTTCTCAACGAGGTTATGCGCGGTCATGATCTTGTTCGTAGAGGCCACCCCGTCCGTATACAGGGGGAAAAACCTCTTGAGTTTTTGAATAGAATTCAGAAGGTTTCTTACTGTTTAAACCACTTCATTGTAGGAGTAGCGGAAGAGTTAGATAAGAGAGAACAACCAGTTGGAAAGTTCTTACCTATCGTACATCATCCAGAACCTCCTAAACCCATTGACATTGAGGAGAACAAACAATCTAGACAAGCATACAAGCGGGACTCTGCTGAGGTAAAGAACCGACAAGCGTATGAGTTTAGAAAGTCATGTCGTACTCGAATGACGATGGAAGCAGTGAATAGGTTTAAAGATAGAGATAAGTTCTACATTCCGTGGTCGTTTGATTATCGGGGTCGTGCTTACCCTATCCCTGCATTCCTCACACCACAAGACACAGACTTCGGAAAAAGTTTGTTGAGGAGTTATGAAGAAGCTCCTATGACTCTTGATGCTGAAGAGTGGCTAGCTTTCCAAGTTGCAACCTGTGCAGGTCTGGATAAAGCTACCATGAAAGAGAGGCGTCGATGGCCAGGTGATAACCTCACATTCATCAAGCGTGTGGTGTTAGATCCTATTGGTACAGTCAATGAGTGGGGTGAACTAGATGAACCCTGGCAGTTCCTTGCAGCTTGTGAGGAGTACTACAGGTGTGTCGTCACTAAAGAGCGCAAAACTACTGGCTTATTTGTTGCAACAGACGCCACCTGTTCAGGGTTACAAATTCTGGCAGGATTGGCACGTGACAAATCTACTGCACAACTTGTAAACGTCCTCCCTAGTCCTAAACCACAGGATGCATACAAGGTTGTTGCTGAACAAGCTAAACCACAAAGTCCTGCATCCATCCGCCCCTACATGGACAGAAAGACGGTCAAAAGGGTCGTCATGACTGTCCCTTACAATGCTAAACCTTACTCCAATCGGGGTTATATCAGGGACGCACTGCAAGAAAAGGGTGTAGAGATAGATAAAGATGATCTCACCAAGACTGTCAAAGCAGTCAGAGATGCTATGAATATCGTTGTCCCTGGTCCTATGGCAGTTATGTCGTGGATTGAGGATGAGGTAGGCAAAGCTATCGACCGTGGTGAGAAAGAGCTGACCTGGGTTACACCATCGGGGTTTGTCGTTACACAACGCCTGATGAAGAAAAAGATGACCACATTAGAACTACAGCTGATGGGTCGTTGTGACCTCAAGGTCGCAGTCGGTGATAAAAATGAGGTAGACAAACGGCACCACAAGAACGCAACAGCGCCTAATCTAATCCACTCGCTTGATGCGTCTTTGCTGCACTTGTCTGCTACTAAGTTTACGGCACCGATTGCACTGATACATGACTCTGTACTGTGTCGTGCTACTGACATGTCTCTGCTTTCTGTTGTTGTACGCGAGACGTACATGCACCTGTTTGCAGAGCATGATTACCTTCGAGACTTTGCGCAACAGATAGGCGCAGAGACTGAACCACCGATCATCGGAGATCTGGAACCAGAATCCGTGATTGACTCAACCTACTTCTTTTGTTAATGACCCGCACCATCCACAAAACTGAACAGCCTGTTATCCTGGAAGGGTACCAAGCTGTACTGAAGCCAAGCAAGTTTGGCTATTCGTTGTCTGCCCTTGTCGATTCCAATCTGGTTGAGAAGCTGGAAGAGGATCGTACTGAGTCCCTGAAGTGGGCAGAAACTAAACTGAAGAACCCTAAGCGTTCTACTCTCAAGCCTGAGCCTTGGGAAGAAGTTGCTGAAGGTCAATACAAGATTAAATTCTCCTGGAATGAAGAAAGCAAGCCTCCGGTTGTTGATACTGAGGGCACTCACATCACCGATGAGTCTATTCCTATGTACTCTGGCAGTCGTGTGAAACTCGCTTTCTATCAAAAACCATACATCCTGCGTGATGGCATCACCTATGGTACTAGCCTTAAACTTGTGGGCGTACAACTCGTGGCACTGAACAACAGTGCTGCTGTAGATACTGGTGATATGGCTGCTGAAGATGTGGCTGCTCTGTTCGGTACAACTGCCGGATTCAAAGCATCCGAGCCTAACGTGACCACTACCGATTCCACCACTGACGACGACTTCTGATGATCACCTTTGATTGCACTAAAAACGAAGCCCTCGGCTTGTACGAAGGCACCCTCACTGTCTCTCTGCCTGAGATCAGCGTCACCCGCTACAAGGCGGATCGCAGCGACTTCAAGTATGAGATGCGTCGTGCGGTCTCCGAGATCGTCGAAGAGATCATCGAAAAACAACTGAACGACTGATGTATAGATCAGGCTTGGAGGGTAAGGTCGCTGACCTTCTCTCCAGCTTGAAAGTAAAGTATGAATACGAAGACCGCAGAGTTCCCTACCAACTGCAATGCAATTATCTACCCGACTTCCATTTGATCAATGGTGTCTTTCTCGAAGTGAAAGGACGCCTGACGAGCGAAGACCGGAGGAAGATGAAAGCAGTGAAGAGCTGCAATCCCGACTTAGATATTCGCTTCGTCTTTCAAGCACCATATAACAAGATCTACAAAGGATCTAAAACCACCTATGCGAAGTGGGCTGAAAAGCACGGCTTCCCATGGTGCTCATATCAATCAATACCCATCGAATGGTTAACCTGACATTGTATGAGATCAATGAAAATCTCAACGACCGCTTCCCAAAAACAATGGATAAGTGGTACAGCATTTTATACGCTGCAATGAGATTTGTTGAGGAAAACATTGTAGAGCGATTCTACAAGTTTACTCGATACTTAGAGGACAACCATGAAGACAAGTTAAATCTTGTGTATTTTTTCCAAGATCTTGATGATGCCTTAGGCGGTATTTGGTTAAGAATACAAAGCTGGGTTGATAACAATATCGGCCTACCATACTGTCCCTGGGAAGACCAGATTGAAGAATATGGGGAACCTTATCACTCAAGATTCTGAATTCATAAGACATGAGCCTTGTATTAGCTGTGGTTCATCAGATGCTAACTCACTGTATTCTGATGGTCACAGCTATTGTTTCTCATGCAATACCTACACACCTGGAGAAGATGCTGTTGAACACATTCATCAAATGACCACATCAGTTTCGATGCGCGGATCTGCCGAACGGTTGCACAAGCGTCGCATCTCAGAAAAAGTTTGCAAGCAATACCACATCCACAAGGACGGTCAGGTATTGCGCTTCTACTACTTCAGTGAGTCTGGAGTATTAGAGGGATGCAAAAGTAAAACCAAAGACAAACTATTTACTTACGAAGGCAATGTCCCAGGCACCCTCTTTGGGCAACACTTGTTTCCCGCCACTGGAAAACGAGTCGTCATTACAGAAGGCGAACTCGATGCGGCTAGTTGTCAGGAAGCTATGCCGGGGTGGCCAATGGTATCTCTACCTAGCGGTGCCGCTTCGGCAAGGAAGTCGATTCAACGGGCTATCCCCTGGCTCCAGGGTTATGAGGAGATTGTCCTGTTCTTCGACAATGACGAGGCTGGCCGTAAGGCGGCGGAGGATGCAGCAAGCGTCCTGCCACCTGGGAAGACGAAGATTGCACGACT